GGAGGACGATATGTCAGAGATTTATGCTATGCCGCCTGAGACTCGTGCAGGTTTGTCGTTTGATTATTCTGTGTGGTCTGCGGGCAGTGTTATCACGATGGTTAATGTGCCTTTCGACAATACGTATCGGGATATTGTTGACTGGAAGTCGTATGGGCACACACCTTACGCTTATGTCAAGTCTTTCAACAACATGCACAAGGTTGAGATTAACCAAATGACCTACCTTGCGCAGGGCAAGCCGATTCGCATTCCAACGCCTTTCACTAAGGCTAACCAGTACAACTATGTCATGGTTGAGAACCCAGGACGTCCGGTTAACAACATTGGTTTTGAAGGTTACACGCCTAGCGTGTTTTTCTATTTCATCACCAGTATTGACTATATTGCACCGAACACCACGCAGTTGACGCTGCAACTTGATGTTTGGACAACCTATTACCAGCGAATCAATTTCGGTCGTAGTTACCTCGAGCGCGGACATATGGGGATTGCGGCAACCGATTCATTTGACAACTATGGTAAGAACTGGTTAACACAGCCTGAGGGTCTGGATATGGGGTCCGAGCACCAGATCATTCGGACCTATCGTCGAATGTTGGCGGATGTAAACAATTATGATTATATTGTCATTATTGCTTCAACCACCAAATTAGATGAAATGCAGGGCTACGGCACGACCGATAATCCCCGCGTAGATATGGCGACGTCGTCACGAATCGAAGGATTGCCTAACGGTGTTGAGATTTATGCGTGCACCGCGGCGGAATTCAAAAAGGGCATGACGGGCTTGCGGTATTTTCCTTGGGTTGCTCAGGGAATTGGATCAATTACAATTGCGCCAAAGGATATTGTTGATCTTAACGCGGGTGATAAAATTAAGGTGGGGAAAGACACTGGTCAAGGGACATGGACTTGGCTTGGCGATGATAGTGTGTACATTAATCGCAACTATTCGTTAACTGACGCTAGTTTTAGAAACGAATTTCTTTCACTGCTTCCGAAGGAGTATCGGGAACTTAAGAAGTTTGTGACGTCACCTTACTGTATTGTTGAGTTGACGACATATTCTGGTAACCCTGTTGAATTTCGCCCTGAGTCTATTCGTACTGCCGGAATCAACATTAATCAGTATGCTCATGTTGCACCACCTAACCCTTCGTTGTTTTTCACCATTCGTGACTATAACACGATTACCGAATCTGTGATTGTTGAACGTCGTGCGGGTAAGGTGACTAACGAATATGGTGAAGGGTGGGATATGTGTACGGGATATACTTCCCTACCAACTTTCTCTGCCGTCAACAATTCCTCGCTGAACGCCCTGGCTTCTTCGGCACATACTGCGGCCGCTCAGGTGAATAACGCGAAGTGGCAGCAGCAGCGTGCTCAGCGCGCTGCGACGGCGGCGCGGGACGTTGCTAATGCGGGTATTGCTGCAACTCAGGCTGGGGCAGAGAATTCCATGTGGGGTAATTCTGCTATGGCGGATTCTCAGTCACGCTACAACAGCATGAGGGCGACCGTACAGGCTACGCAAGGCGCCATGACAGCGCTCGGCGGCGTTATGGGGCTGAATGGTTCGGCGGCCGGTGCTGGTATTGGCCAGGCGGCTACGGCTGGTGTTTCTGCGATGATTAATAATTCTCAGGCTCAGTCGACGGCGAATATTCAGAATCAGTTGGCTAGTGGTGCTTCGCAGATTTCTCAGCAGCAGCAAAGGACTGTGCGGGATACTAACTATGAACTGGCGCAGTTTGCGGCTAATGGGGATTATGAGGCGGCCATCGCATCGATTAACGGCCAGCGCCAGGACATGCAGGTTATTCCGCCGTCTGTTGTCGGACAGACGTCAGGGTATGTGTCGGCCATGGTCTCGAATGGTCTGGTGATTGATGCTAGAATTAGAAGTGTCTCGCCGGCCGCTATGCGTAGCATTGGTGATTTCTGGCTTAGGTATGGGTATTTGATGAATACTTGGATTAAGTTCCCGAAGACCCTTAGCCTTATGACTGAGTTTACGTATTGGAAGATGGCTGAGTGTTATTTGGTTGACACGACTATTCCTGAGGGGTTCAAGGCCAGTGTGCGTGGAATCTTTGAAAAGGGTGTTACAGTTTGGCGTTCTCCTCAGCGCATTGGTAACACAAATGTTCGCAACAATCGGATTGACAAGACTGTTAGGGTGAGTCTTAGTGAGTAAAAAGGATTATGTGCTTAACGGCATCTACAAGAAAATTATGGCATCCCCACCGTCTTCGTCCGAAGCACGACAGGTGCAACTTGAGCACATGTACCGACGTCAATTAATGGGCAAGTGCCTTTCTCGGTTTACTTGGGAGGGACTGCCTAATGGCATTGATCCCCGGTTTATTGAAGCAACCATTTTCAATAACGGTTACTCGGTATTCTATTTCGACAGTTTCTTTGAATTGTTTATGGCAATGCCTGCAACAATTTCGGGACCGCTGGATATTCAGGACAATCCAACTGGATATCGCGTAACCCGAAACGGCGTTTATTCTCGTGAGGTGAGCGCTTCGGATTCGGTGTGTATATGGGGCAATCAGGTCCGAGAGCCGGAAATCGACGTTGTGCTTTCTTACGCTGCAAGGCTTGCTCAGATTGACAGAACAATCGAAATTGATCTGTTGAATGAGCGCAACCCGATGATTGTTGCTTGCTCGCAGGACCAGCGCCTCACTATCCAGAATCTCATTTCCAAGATTTACGACGGCGAACCCGTTGTGTGGGGCACCGAGAATATGAGTATGGACAATCTCGCCAACACGATAGGTGTGTTCCCGCTTAACCAGAATGCTGGTGCTGGCGCCGTTTCTTCGATCAAGCATATGGAGTCCAAGTCCAAGATTTGGGGCGAAGCGCTCACAATGCTCGGGATTATGAATGTCAATTCTGAAAAGCGTGAGCGCATGGTGGTTGAGGAAGCGGCCGCCAATTCAGGTCAGGTGCTTGCATCTCGTGAGTCGTTCATGAAGCCGCGGGAACTTGCATGTGAACAGATTAATGAGAAATTCGGACTGAATGTCTCGTGCTACTGGGCGGTTGACGACAATGCTGCACCCAACCTTAATGACTATCTTGCTAATTCCAATTTGACAACCTATGGGGGTGACGATGTCAGTAACAACGATAATGCTTCGTGACGTTGTTAAGTTAACCAATGACCACATTGGACTTGACGATTATCCGATTTTTGATGAGGCATATCGAAAGACTCTGAATGATCGAATCAAGAAGACTTATTGGCTTCAAGAAATTGCTCACGAGACTATCGACATCTTTATTTGGCGATTAAGCCTTAAGATGGAACTGATTATGCCCCGGTATAATCGAATGTATCTGGCTGAACTGCAAAACACGGACCCGCTTGAAGGTAACCGTCATTACAGCGAGACCAGTCAGGACGGCAAGTCCCAGAACTCCGGGATCAACCACCAGACTGGTAGCGGTAGTGGCACCAACAAGTCCAAAGGGCGCACCGTGGGCTCGGACACACCTCAGACACGGCTTGCGGGCGATGGGGACTATGCTACGAGTATCAGCGATGCATCTACTTCGGGCGACACTACATCGCGTAACGAATCGGATAGCACGTCATCTTCTAGTAGCAACTACGTCAATAATCAGCACTCGAATTCGTGGGGTTATTCGGGCTCTAAGGCTCGTGCGATTGCGGACTATCGGGGGACTCTACTTAATGTTGATGACCTGGTGATCGCAGAACTAAGCGATCTTTTCATGGGGCTATGGGACACGGATATGCCACATACCCCTGGCGGACTAATTAATGGATACTCATTCGGACTAGGACTTGGAGGATATTATGGCTACTGGTGACGACATTATCGGCTCTATCGACCAAGCGCTTTGGCGCGTTCAGTCTCGGTCGGTGAACAACATTACTCCGTTTACCTATCGCGATGGGCTCACCTATATCGATGTGCTTGAACGAATTCGTAGTAGCGTCATCGATGTTATTGCGTTCACGAATTCGTTCGGGGAGGAGCAGGACAAGATTATCGCCAAACTGAATGAGACGGTCACCAATTTCATTACTGAGGTTGAGAAGACTCATTCAGGTTGGAACAAGGAACTGGATGCAAAGAAAACTGCGCTCGAGTCTCTGATTGAGGACTTCAAGCGGCGCCTTATTGACGCTGAATTCCGTGAGGTTGACGGCAACTACATTGAGGCGCCACTTAAGTCGCCTGCGGGTAAGCGGGTTACGCTGACGACTAAGGCGTGGGGTGATGCACTTAAGGCCCAGAACACGCAGTTTCAGGCTGACATTCAGGGAAAGTTGGATCAACAGCGCAGGGACTTTGACAACCGTTTCCCGGCCTATTACACGAAGACCGAGGCTAACGATATCTTCCTTGAAGACCCCAAACTCACTGAGGGGGTAGTCATTGGTTCGTCGAATGCCACGATTGAAGCAAGCCGCTGGACTGAGAATCTGTGTCGTGAGTTGGGACTTAACCCTAATGTGTACGCAATTGGTGGCGGCGGGTTTACTTCGACGTCTGACAACAATTTCCTGACACAGTTGGATAACGCCAAACAGGGAATGTCTGAGGACAAGCGCCGCAGAACTAAGTACCTGTTTGTGATCGACCTACTGAATGATATTCGGGCACAGAATTCCGTGAGCGATAAAGCGTCAACATTTTTCAGGCTTGCTCGCCAGTACTTCCCTAACTCGGACATTCGAGTGCTTCCGGTTATCTTTAACGAGTCCTCGCTGAATGAGTATGTGCAGATGGCGCGCTCATGTGTTTCCCGGACATTCGAGGTCGTCAATGCGGGCAAGCCCTATGGCGCCGTCGTCTGTGAGGGTTCTCGTGGATGGGTGCACTGGGGAGACGAGCAAGCCAAGTCCTGGGACCAGGGGCCCGATAATGTGCACATGACTGCCTCGGGGTACACGCACGTCAAGGAGCTATTTCAGGTGTGGCTCAAGGGTGGGTCGTCGTGGTTCAACCCTCCGGCGATGGCTCTGCACACGCTGTCTGACGGTACTGTGGCAAAGGACTACAACTACCTCACGTGCGAGCGCGATAGGGACTGGGTTTACATTCAGGGAACATTCAAGGTTGGCGCAAATAATGTGGGATACGATGGTCGACTAATGAGTATTCCTGGGTGGGCGCGCCCGTACGATGGCGTCATGTCACCCATTATTGGAAACGACAGGACGTATAAATACCTATATGTTGCCAAGACAGGAGGAATTTACGCAGGAGATATTCTCTCAGCAAATCAGACCTATCAGGTAAACATGACCTACAAAATCTGGTGAGTAGACAGGAGTAGCCTGCCCCGATAGAAT